GCTGCTGCACAGTTTGCAGCGGACTTAGCCTACACTTATGATATCGCTACTATTAAAGCAAAAAAGTCTGTACTAGACGGCATTGCCTTAGTACAGACTTTAGTTGAGCAAAATCGCATTCGGGTAGCGCCTCACTGTGAGCATACCCTATTTATGTTTGACCAATATCGCTGGGATTCAAGAGATTCGGTAAAATCAGAGAAACCTGAGCATGGTATGGCTTCGCACATGGCTGATGCTATAAGATATGCAATCTATACATATACTATAGGTGGTTAAAGAGCCTTTGATACCAGTTTCGGGTCAGTAGCCGTTTAATTGCAAGATCGGCTATCTCTACCCTATCTTCTAGTACTTTAAGCTGATCTTGGTAGTATAACACTAAGTCAACATTTTCATCTTTGCCCTCCTGCAACTCTACTTCAGCAGCAATCTGCATATACTCTTTATTGTAGGTATCTTGAAGTTCTTTTAACTTTAGTTCTAAGGAAGCCTTCTCTCCTGTTAGATCAATAGCTACCTCCATTAAGTCTATAGGAGAGGCTTTTATTAAGTCTTTTTGCGATAATAAGAAATCATAGTTAATTGTTAGGTCTGGTTCAGGTGCTGACGTATTTAAGCAGCCTGGAAACTGTTTTTGATCCCAAATAAAGTAATTTTCAAAAGTATCTAAAAAATCTTTGTGGCACTCAACCAGTATTATACCCATAGGCATTCCATAGAGATTATAGGCATTTTGCATTTTTTCTGCTGCTTTACCTTTAACAAACTTATCTCTATGCTGCTTCCAACGGGTTTCAATATCCTGTGACTGGCCTATATAGAACGCCTCGTCTTTAAAATTCAGTAAGTATATTCCTGTAGTCAATATGTTTCTCCTTTAGTAATATTATAACATAGGGATATCTTATCAGCAAGTATAAATTTAGGGCATGTGGGCACAAAAAATTTGAATATTGACACTTCGCTGCATCCATGGTACAATAGGGGCAATACTAAAACGTGCATATAAAATATGGCCAAAAATACCGAGAATAAACGTATCGCCGTTAAACACGTAAGAGATAAAGCAAAAGCAGCCTACGATAAACAAGACCACTGCTATATATGTGGTACTCAAGATGACTTAGAGCTGCATCACTTTCATTCAATTACAATCCTGCTAGAAAGTTGGGCTACCAGAAAACATTACGATATTTCAACTGATGCTGGAATACTAGAAGTTAGGGACGAGTTTATTGCTGAACATCATGATGAGCTCTACAAGCAAGTCAGGACTTTATGTAATAAGCACCATGTCTCCTTACATCGAATATTCGGAAAAGCTCCTCCACCTGGTTCAGCTGAGCGTCAAGCACGCTGGGTTGATATTCAGAAGGATAAGGCAGCCGGTAAAGAAGTAGCTAAGGGTTCATCTGTAGTAGGCTCATATTTTAGCCAATTTACATAGGAATCCATATGGCATGGTACAATTCGGCAGCGAGTTGGTTTCGTGAGAAACTTAATCCTGCACAAGAAATTATCCTTCGACAAGAAGGTGTCATTGTAGGCTCAGACGCTTCAGTCGGCTACAAGAACTCATTTAAGAAACTAGAGACAGTAAACCGCGGTACAAATATGATTGTATCAGGTTGCTCTAGTTTAGACTTCGATATTAAAGATAAGATTGCATCTGATGTTAAAGCAGGGATGCGCCAGAAAACACTCTATAATTTACTAAATTATAGACCTAATCCTTATCAATCAATCCAAGATTTCAGAGAGAGCATCTTTACAGATTTTATCCTAGAAGGTAATATCTTTATCTACTTTGATGGTGCTTTTATGTATCATTTGCCAGCAGCAAATGTACAGATTTTACCCGACCCTAAAACGTTTATTGCTGGATATAAGTATAATAATACACAGGATTTTAAACCTGATGAAATTATACACATTCGTGATATTTGCAGCAGCTCTATCTATCGTGGTAGTTCAAGGTTAATGGCAGCTAATAGGTCTATTGAGATCCTATATAAAATGCACGCATTTCAAGAAACTTTCTTTGATAATGGTGCAGTACCTGGAATGGTATTAACTACAGATAATACTCTAAGTCAAGTCGCAAAACAAAAAACAATTCAAAACTGGATTACAGGTTATAGCCCAAAAAATGGTGCTAGAAAGCCAATGATTTTAGATTCAGGTCTTAAACCTAGTAATCTATTAAATGCCAGTTTCCAAGATATGGATTTTGATACCTCTATCAAATCCCATGATATTAAAATATTAAAAGCACTTGGAGTGCCTAGCTTATTACTAGATGGTGGCAATAATGCTAACATCTCTCCTAATATGCGCTTATTTTATTTAGAAACAATTATGCCTATCATTCGTAAGTATACTTCAGCAATGGAGAGATATTTCGGATATGATATAGAAGCTATTACTAGTAATGTTTCGGCCCTTCAGCCAGACTTAAAAGATATAGCTGCGTATAATGTAAGCCTAGTTAATGGTGGAATTATTTCCGCTAATGAAGCTAGAACTGAATTACGCTATCAGCCAGTAGCGGGGCATGATGATTTACGTATACCGGCAAATATTGCAGGCTCAGCAGCTAACCCTAGTCAGGGTGGTGCGCCTACAAAGCCTGATACAACAGCTACTTAGAACACTTATTAAGGAGTAAGATGAATAAGAATAAAGTATTATTTATAAATAGTACTTTTACTAAACAGCTACCGACGGTAGGTGAAAACATAGAATCTCTTTATATCGAAGGTTACGCAAGTACTAACGATGTAGATAGATCAGACGATGTTATTCCTACAAGTGTTTGGGAAGCTGGAATTCAGAACTACCTAAAAAATCCTATTATATTAGCACAACATGACCATGATGACCCAATAGGTCGCATGGTAGATTATAGAATAGATTCAAAAGGTTTATGGATTAAGGCGAGAATTTCAGCAGCAGCTGAGATTTTCAATTTAGTAAAAGATGAAGTAGTAACCGCATTTAGTGTTGGATTCAGAGTTTTAGATGCTGAATATAATGCTGCAGCAGAAGTATTTGTTGTTAAGGGATTGGAATTGGTAGAAATATCAGTTGTATCAGTACCTTGTAATCAAAATACTCTTTTTAGTTTGTCTAAAGCATTTTCAGATGCTGATGAGTACAAAGAATTTAAATCGCAGTTTGCACCCAAAAGCGAATCAGCTAAAGGGCTAGAAACCTCAACGGAAGCAGACAGCAAATCACAGAAGGAAGTCGAAATGACCCAAGACGAAATTAAACAAATGGTAGCTGAAGCTACTGCTAAAGCACTAGCTGAACAAGCTGCTGCAAAATCCCTTGCTGATGCTCAAGAAGCTGAAGTGCAAGCACGCATCAAGGCAGCTGTAGCCATGGCTACTCCTACTGAAACTGGTGCAGAGAAACTATTGGCTGAAGTTGAAAAGCGTTTCGCTGAACAAGCTTCTAGCACGAAATCAGTTCTAGAAGGCCTAACCGCTGCTCTAGCTGAAAAATCTGCTGAAATCGAAGCTATCCAAAAGTCAAAAATGACTTTCAGCAACGAAAAGCAAGGTGAAGCTTCTTATGCAGATAAAGAGAAAGCCGTTCTATTGGCTACTATCACTGGTAAGTCAATGCAAGATACCAAATTTGGTCGTCAATTGATGGAAAAAACTGGTGCTCACCTACCTTCAGCTACATGGGAACTTGAAGTTTCTATGGCTATGGAAGCTGAGGTTCGTCGTAAGCTGATTGTTGCTCCATTGCTACGTAATGTTACAATGCAGACCAATGTTATGACTATTCCTGTAAATCCAGAAGCTGGATATGCAACATGGGTAACTAACGCTCAGTTTGGCTCTTCTAGTAGTGCTGGTAGCAATGCTACTCATCAGTTGAAAGAAATCACTCTTAATGCTTATAAAGTTGCTACCAACGAATATATGGCATATGAAGAGGAAGAAGATAGCTTGATCGCTCTAATGCCTATCGTACGTGACGCTATGGTTCGTCGTACTGCTAAAGCAATCGACAAAGCCTTCTTGTTAGGTGCTGGTTCTGGTTCTGACCCTGTAAAAGGTCTTGGCGTGTATGCTGGTGTTTCTGCTACTACTGGTGCAGTTGCAACTCCTATCACTGTTGCTAAAATGCGTTCGCTACGTAAAGATCTTGGCGCTCTTGGTCTTGATCCTAATGAAGTTACCTTCATTGTTAATACCGACGTATATTACAACTTGCTAGAAGATACCACATTCCAGACAATGAACCAAGTTGGTGTACAAGCTACATTGCTAACTGGTCAAATCGGTCAAATCGGTAACAGCCCAGTTCTAGTTTCTGCAGAACTACCATCTTCAACAAGTGGTACTAACCTTGCAGCTACTACTAGCAACATTGGTGCTATCGCTGTTTATACGCCTAACTTCATCGTTGGTAACCAACGTGGTCTGCGTATGGATACACAAGAACTTGTGGAAACACAACGTCGTGTATTAGTTGCCAGCCTACGTACAGGTATGACACAAATCGCAACAAACCTAGGTGCTGGTGTTTCAGCTCTTCGTTTCACTTCTTAATTTTTAAGAGTAAAGATGGGACTTCGGTCCCGTCTTTTACATACTCTGCGAGCAGGGTATGTAAAAGATAAAGGAATAATTATGGCAATTTCATTACCATTAGTTACAAGAGCAGAATATAAGGCCTATATGGGCATCTCTAGTACTACTAGTGATTCTGCTATTGATAACCTGATACCTAAGGTGTCTGATCTAGTAAAAACAATTTGTCGCAGATCGTTTATTGATTATGTAAATGACCCTAAAGTTGACTATAGTGAAGGCGGCACCGAGGCAATACAATTAGATGAGTACCCTGTACAATCTATTCTAAGTTTAGAATATTCAGCCGATTACGGTAATAATTATACTAGTTTAGTCGAATACACAGATTTCGTGTTATCAAAGGCAACAAATAGTTTAAGACCTATTTTAACAAAAACATTTCCAGAAGCTATCAATGGCTACAGAGTAACATATACTGCGGGTTACGACAGTATACCAGCTGACTTAAAATTAGTAACTTTGGATATTATCGCCTACTACCTAAAGAATGACTCTGCAGTCCACACGCATAAGAATGTTAACCCTAATTCTATGCAAATTGAGTATTTAAGTAATACTCACTTTCCTGCTCATATTAAACGTATACTAGATCTATATACTGCGAGTTATAATTAATTATGAGTATAGAGGCATTTAGTTCTGCAGTTAAAAGCAAGATATATAAAGATTGGCTAAAAAAGTTAGATAAAAATATTGTAACTAATACAGTAGATTCACTGAGATCAAGTCAACAGATTGCCTCAAAGACTTCTTTTTATATTACTAAAAAGACAGTTAAAGATATGTATAAAACCGTAACTGGTTTAATTATGGAAGATTATGAGGCAGATATTTTTCTTAGAGAACTAGCTAAACCAGGGGCGGGTAGTTCCGGTATATCAGGAGTTTTTCTAAACGTTGCTGGCTCTAGTGCTGTAAAGTTTGAGTCCATAGGATTTGATACTATATCTACTAAATTAGTATCACTATTTGATAGCTATCATGAAGTTCAAGAAGCATATCATAGAGCCGAAGATGACTATGTAAGATTGCAAAAGCAAGCTCTGAATGCTGAGCCTGGTCTTAGAGGTAGTGAAAAGCAAAAACTAATTGATACTATTGAAAAAGAGGGAAAAAGACAAGGTTCTTTTGGATACTTTTTTAATAAAGGGCACGTAGTAAGTCTTGCAACAAATTTAGCTAAGCAATTCAGGGATCAGTTAAATAAGGCTGATGAATTAGCAGAAAAACAAAGAAATTTATTAATTGGTGTGCTAGATTCTTATATTAATAAATTGCAAGCAGATGACTTAGCCTCCGCAAATCTTCCCAATGCAATAGATCAAGAAATATATGCTAGCTATATTAAATCAAGTGATAAATACTTAGTTGAAATACAGTTTAGTACAACAAATATAGAGTCTGGCAGGGCAAGTGCTGCAGCAGTTACAGAACTTAGAAAGTTATTTAATCTAACTGATAAAGACGCTAAGGATATATTAAAAAGTCCTACCAGTATGCTTCAGACCTTGATAAATACGCCGGGGTCTCCATCTTATATAGATTTAATTGCAAAAGATTTAACAAATATACTACAAGGCAAGCCTAAATCTAAAGTAGAGTACGCAGTAAAACAAGCCTTAGTAGCTAAGAAAACTACTAAAATACAGAAACCTAAAAGTAATACTGAAGAAATTAATAAGTTAAAAGCTGCTAAAAGTAAATTAAAGGCAGTTAAAAAAGATAGTTCTAAAATAGTGGAACAAACTCAGGTAACTTATTCACTAGCCAGTTTACAGGCTCTACTTAATACACATTTGCAAGATGTAATATCTGCAAATATGGGTTCAGGAAGTTCCAGAGATATTCTTAATTACAGAACCGGACGCTTCGCAGCGTCAGCTAAAGTAGAGCGCATGAGCCAAAGCCGAGAGGGTATGATTACAGCTTTTTATAGCTATATGAAGAATCCTTATCAAACATTTGAACCTGGCTATCGCCAAGGTTTTCCAAAATCTAGAGACCCTAAACTGCTGATTGCAAAATCAATTAGAGATATTGCAGAATCCAAAGTAGCTAATAGAATGAGGGCAGTTGTAGTATGAGTCGTAGAACATCGATTTTAAAAGCTATCGTAGAAAAGCTTAAACTTATAAATGGAAATCCTCCTTATAATATAGACCTATTTTCTAACGCATACCCAATCTTAAAATTTTGGGATGAGGTTAACGATTTCCCTTGTGTGTATGCTTGTTCTGGTTCCGAAACCCGAGAGTACCTTCCTGCAGGATTTGCCTGGGCTTACCTAGGTATAACACTTAAAATGTACTGTAAAGGTGAGGACGCCCAAGATCAGCTAGAAAAACTTCTAGAGGATGTGGAAAATATTATTGATAGTAATCGTGTTTTAGTTTATGACACGACCAACAATTACGAAACTACTGAAATTTTGGTAGTTTCAATAACAACTGATGAAGGGCTATTGGCCCCTTATGCCATAGGTGAAATGAACCTACAGGTTAGATATCAGATGATGTAACCCGTATCAGCGGTATGAGCACAGATAAATATCTAGTAGATTACCAGAGATACTAAATAAAAGGAAAATAAGATGGCATTAAATCTAGTACGTAATAGTAGAGTATTCTTTACTTCAAACGTTAACTCTTCAACCGGTGTAATTCAAAGTACTGGTTTTACAACTGCAAATACCCAAGAAATTCAAGTTCTTGATGGATTTACATTCTCACAAAATACAAACGCAGACGTTATTACAATTTCAGAAGCTGGTGTTGCTCCTGTTCGTGGTCAACGTTCTTTTAACACAAGCTTAGCTCCTGTAGACTTCTCATTCTCTACATATGTGCGTCCTTACAATGCAACAACCTCCATTACTGCTGAAGAGTCAGTACTGTGGAACGCAATGTTTAGCGCGAATGCTATTAGTACTGCTAATACTATCACCCTAGGTGGTACAGTCTCTAGCGCAACGTACGCATTTAGTAACGGTAATGGTACAATAACTATCACTGGTACATCAATGACCTATGCAGGTTTAGCAGTAGGTGACTGGGTTGTAATTAGTGGTTTAACAGGTACAACGGATCTTACTGTTGTAAATAGTGCAGCCCAAGTAACAACTCTAACTGCATCGTCTATTACGCTTGACCTAGCAACTCCAAAAGCTGCAGGTGCTGCTATTACTGGTATTACTATCGGTACAGTTAAATTCTATAAATCGGCATGGGCTCCAGTAGCCTCTACATGGTCTACAGTTACAACAGCTGGTTCGAACGTAAACCAGTTACAAAAATTCGGTATGTTGTTTGCTGTTGATAATGTTGTGTATCAGGTAGATAACTGCGCTATGAATCAGGTAACAATTGACTTTGGTCTAGATGCCATTGCTACTTTAGCATGGACTGGTCAAGCAACTGCACTTACAGAATCTGCTATTACACTAGCTACAATTACTGCTGGTTCAGCTGCTAAAAATACTTCAGCACCATTTATTACTAATAAATTAAGCACTGTTGCATTTAATACTCTTAATGCTCTTGGTTCTGCAGCTGCTGCCTCTTATACAATGGCACTAACAGGTGGGTCAGTAACAATTAATAATAACATTAGTTATGTTACACCTGCTAACCTTGGTGTTGTTAATGTACCAGCAGTTTACTATACAGGTACACGTTCTATCACTGGTACAATCAATGCATACTTAAAAACAGGTACTGGTGTAGGTAGTACAGGTCAGTTATTAAAGGACATGCTTGCAGCTGCTTCTGCTTCTGTTGAACCTATGGCTGCTCTAACTATTGCAGTTGGTGGTGCCTCTAATGGTAATAGAATAGAGCTGAATATGCCTTCAGTTACGTTTAGCGTACCAACAGTTGATGTTCAGGCAGTTGTTTCAACGGCTATTAACTTCACTGCTGAAGGTTATGTACCGTCAGCAACAGCGAATGGTAATACTTTTGCTCTTGATGAAACAAATGATTTAACAGTTCGTTACTACGCAGCTTAATATTTTCTTGGTAGGGGGTTGATCTCCCCTACCTCTTTTTCTCGTCTCACAATAATAAAAGGACAATTTAAATGGCAACACAAAATGCAGCCCTAAGCCTTAAATCACTATTAGTACCATCAAAAACGGTCGAAGTAGATTATCCAGGTTTAAATGGCTTCAAAGTTAACGTGGTATTTCTTTCTCGCGAAACCTTAGTAGGTATTCGTAAGAAGGCTACTAAAACGACTTATAAGAACCGTCAACCAGTTGAAGAACTTGATGACAAATTATTCTTACAACTATACGTTAACGCATGTATTAAAGGATGGTCTGGTCTTAAGCTTTCTTACTTAGAAGAACTTGCGCCAGTTGATTTAACGGGGCAAGATATGGAATCTGATCTTCCATATGACCAAGATAACGCATTATTCTTAATGCAAGCATCTGCCAATTTTGATGCTTTTATATCTGAGACTGTAACTGAGCTCTCAAATTTCACGAAGACCAGTACGTCGAATTAAACCGGCAATTAGAATCCTACTTTGCAAATAGCGTTGTTTCAATGACTAAGGAAGCTTACTTTGAAATGTGCGAAGCAATGGGTACTGAACCTTTAGATGAAGAAATCCCGATAGAATTTGAAGACTTCTGTTTGGATGTTCAAGAAGCTTTAGGTATTTACCAAAAGCTACGAGATGAGTGGGATACTATGAACGGGATATATATGGGTAAGTCTTATTCAGGTATATTAGATATACTTGAACTACTTGATGTACCGGTCGAAGATAGAAGAACTCAGTTTGAGTTAATAGGAATTATTGATAGGCATAGGTCAAAGGCCATTGCTGATGCAAAGCCAAAATCAAAAAATTAGATAACCCCTGTACTGAAAGGTACAGGGGTTTTTTATTGGCTAGAAAATTTTAGCTGTTGACATTCTTATCCATTAGTGGTATAATTGGGGTTACTAATAATAATGCGTCTGTTTTTACGCATTGATGAGGGGAACATATGGCAAATAACGTTACGATAGGCATTAATCTTGATGACGGTGGTAAGGCAGAACAGTTAAGAAAAAGTTTAGAAGCATCTAAAAAAGCAGCTTCAGAAATAAGAGTACCTAACGCAGTCATGGCAGCCCGTGAAGGCGTTGCTGCGAGTCAACCAGTAGCTGCAAAATATAGAGCTGCAGCTGCTCAGCCTGGTGGTGGTGCAAGTGATACAAATTTAAGTCGTGGTATAACTGGCTCTACTGGGGCAGGTGGAAGAGACTTTGCCGCACAAGCACAAGGTTTGGGCGGGCTTGTTCACGTCTATGCAACTTTTGCGGCTAACTTATATGCTGTAAGTGCTGCGTTTACTGCACTTTCTAAAGCTATGGATACTTCTAATCTTATTAAAGGGTTAGATCAAATAGGTGCTGTATCAGGAAAAAATCTTGGTGGATTAGCAAAACAATTAGTTAATGTTACTGATGGTGCTATATCTCTACAACAAGCTATGACCTCAACTGCTATGGGTACATCAGCTGGAATGACAAGTAGCCAGATGCTGCGTTTAACAGCAGTAGCAAAAACAGCTTCTTTAGCATTAGGTAGAGATCTTCCAGACTCAATGGACCGTCTAACAAAAGGTATTATTAAAACTCAACCAGAATTATTAGACGAACTTGGAATTATGACTAGAGTGATTCCAGCTCAGCAAGAATATGCAAAACAATTAGGTAAAAGTGTAGATGCTTTAAGTACTTTTGAAAAGCAACAGGCATTTACTAATGCTGTATTAAGTGAAGGTGAAAGAAAGTTTGGCAATATTGCATTAGATACAAACCCATATACAAAGGTTTTAGCTTCTATCAGTAATTTGATGCAAAGCGGTCTTGAATTAATTAATAAGGTTTTAGGCCCAATAATGCAAGCACTATCTGCTAGCCCAACAGGATTAACAGTTACTTTAACAGCATTAGGCTCCTTACTATTAAAACAAGCTATCCCAGCTATAGGTATGTATCGTAAAGCTGCAGATGATCTGAGAAAAGAGTCTTTTCGAAATTTAAAACAAGCCGCAGATGATAATAAAGCTAGACTAGAGGCAGGAGATCTAGCTGCTTCACAATCAGCAGAAAGACAGTTTCAATTAGATAATAAGAGCCGGATAGAAAGTCTAAAAAGATTTAAATCTAATCAGGAAATAATTGGTAGCGAGGTTAAAGGTTTAACTAAAAAGAGTGTATTTGATCTAAGTAGCGCAGATATGAAAGCTATACAAGATCGAGCAAATACTTTGCTAAGTTCTGATGATGAACTATATAAAAAGCAAGGACAGAAGCTAAATAATTATCTAGCTAAAGCTACTAAGCTTAGACAGGATAGCGATAAATTTGCAGAAATAGAGGTTGATAAAAAAATCGCTGCAGAATCTGGCAGATTTGCACACTCAACTTTAATGGAACAGAATTTGGGTCAATCCGCCCAACAAGCTTCTAGACGAAGAATACTAGCACTAACCGCAGAAACCGCAGCAGTTCTAGGCACTCAAGCAGCTTGGGCAGTATTAAATGCTGAAATGAAGATTCACGGCTCTGGCGGTGGTATGGTAGATGGTGTAGCAGTTCCTAAAGCTACTGGTGCTTGGGAAAAATTAAAAAATATGTGGGCTCTAGGTGCTGGTACGGCTGTTATACTAGGTGAAGCATTAGCAACATTAGCAAATACTTTGATGAGTTTACTAGGATATGTTGGATTAGTTGTAATTGCATTCGAATTTTTAGATTCCTGGTTTGGAAGTAGTTCCAAGCAATCTTCAGTCTATAATGAGTCTTTAGATGCACTAAATTCATCTTTTGATAATGTTGGTAGAACTTTAGATGTTATAAATAAAAAGCCTTTACTTGAACAATTATCTGTACAAAGTATTCAAGCAAAAGCAACTGCAATCGGTGAACTATCTTCCGCTTTTAAAGATACTATATATAAGTTTGAAAAATTAGAAGCTGCTCAAAGTGGTTGGGACAAGTTTTGGGATGAAACTATATTTGGTAAATTTGGAAAAAGTTCTAAAGATAAATTACGCAATAATATAAGTGAAACTGTAGTAGATGCTTTTAAACTACTAGATGAAGGTCCTGCCAAACTACAAGCGAAAAAAGAGCTAGAAAGTTTATTAGGACAAGACGTAGATATATCTAGCCTTGAAGGTTTTAAAAATTCAATAAAAGATATTGATAAAACACTACTATCGAGTAAAATAGGAAATATTAGTAGCATAATAGAACGATCTGCTACGGCATCTCAAAATGGTGCTACAGCACTTACTTCATTTGTAGATGCATTAAAGCAATTAAATAAAACTGGGTTAGAAATGACTAACTCATTACAGCTTACTGATATTTACAGTAAAATGGGACAAGATTTAGAAAAAGTATTCGATAGTTTTAAAGAAGTAATTAAAAATCCTATAGAGGGTATGCAAAGTCTTAATGCCCTAATAAAAGATACACAAACATTAAGCTTACTACCTCCTGGAACTCAACAAATTCTACTAGCTTCAAGAAAAGAAATAGAGAAAATAAATACAGAACTAGCGGCATCGCAAGCAGCTGTTAAAACAGCAGCAGCAGCAGAAAGTAAAGCTAGAGTAGATAGAGATAAATTTAATAAATTAAACCCAACTTATGTATCTCAAGTTTCCATGGGAGAGGATGATCCCGTAGTAAAACAAAATAAACTACTAAAATTAGAAACTGATAGACTTAAAATAGCACAAGAAAGAGTAAAAGCAGCTAATGCCGCTGCTCGTGCAGAGGTACAGAAATTTAGTTTTATAGCTCCAGAATTATTCAAATCCAGTATTGATTTAATGTCACAAGGTCTTAAAAAGGCCATGCAAGAGGCTTCAATATCTATATCAAAAACATATTCTGATTTGATAAAAGCTTCTGGAGGCGGTACAGCTAATTTAGATGCTATGATAGCTAAACGCCAGATAGACTTACAATTACTCGATTTAAATGCAAAATGGTCTAATACATTAGCTCTAGAAAGTCTAAGTCTTAAGATAGAGGCGTTAAAACTAACAGAAGATAAAAGATTAGCATTTGATGCAAAAGATCAAGAAGCTTGGAAAATGGCTGACGAGGCTTTACAGTCTGTAACAATAGCTCAAAAACTTTTATCTGATCTTGCTAGTGGTAAAACAACCGCCGCAGAATTACGGTCTGGCGCAGTAAATGTTGCTGGCTCTACTACAGGTGGTGGGCGTGCAGGAGTTCCTGTAGACGTACAAATAAGCAATAAAGCCTATGGATTAATATCAAAAGTAATTAGTGAATCTTTTGGTAGAGACGCGGCAATGGTAGGTATAAAGTCACAGCTTAAAAGTGTAGAACTTCAAAGAAAAGCGGGTAAATCTTCGGAAAGTATTGGACAAGGGATAAAAACTTTACAAGCAGAAGGTGCAGGTATACAGGTAGGTCTTGAACAAATCGAAGCTTTAAAGCAGTATTCGGTAACTTACAATGATGTTCTAACTTCTAGAGAAGCTATTTTAAAAATAGATGCTTTAGAGAATAAATACCAATTAGATAAATTATCTCTACAACAAAAAGAGCAAGGAGCTCAAGTTGTAATAGATGCATTAAGTACAAAAGCAAATAAAACAGCTGAAGAGTCCGAGGCTTTAGCAGAAGCACGTTTAGCTATCACTAATATTATCACAGAAAGAATTACTTTAAATAATAAATCTACATCAGATATGAATAGTTTGGAAAATAAATTATTTATAGACCGTAAAAAGGGAGTAGATCAGCTAAATAAAGAAGAATTAGATTATAATAAAACAAGAAAAGATAGTTATCTAGAACTTAAAAATATACAAGATACAATACAAGAAAATAATTTAAGTTATTTAAAAGAAATTGGGGCAATATCTGAATCAGAATATATTAGACAATCAGATAGTTTAAAACTAGCAGCAGAGGATCGTAAATATCAAGAAGAGAAGGCTAATATTGTAAAATCAGCAGCTGAGGAGGCTAAAAAGTATGATCCTTTAATAAGTAGACTAAATCTTTTAAAAGATGAAAATGCCGCTGTAATAATGAATTCCGAAGCTACAAAAGAGCAGAGAGATAATGCTATAGCAGGTAATGCAATTATTGCATCGCAATTATTAGATATTGGTAAAATAAATAGTAGAAATAATTCTATAGTTTCAGATCAATTAGTTCAATTAGATGCAACCAATGAATCTAGAAAACAAGCAATTGAGCTAGCTTCAGGATTAAAACAGGTGTTAGCAGATCAAGCAGAGGAGATGGCAAAACTAGTATCAATAACTACCAATCTTGTAGTAATATTTGGAGATATTGGAACTGCCTTAGGCAAAAGTTTTGAAATACTTAAAAGTTTTAATCAAGAAGATGAGCAGTACCTAATTAAGAAGGCATCCCTTCAGAGTCAGCTTGATAAAACAGAATCAAAAAGTGCAGAAGAAACTAGATTAACTAAAGCTTTAATGACTCTTGATGAAAAACACAGTCAAAATCAGTTAGCAGGTATTGGAGCAATACTAGGTGCATCTAAGAAACTATTTAAAGAGAATGAAGTAGGGTATAAATTACTGAATAATTTAGAAAAAGCCAATCATGCTATGCAGATGTTTAATCAGGCAAAAGAAATAGGTACAGTAATAGCTAATTTTGCTGAGAAAATAGGTCTTACAGCAGCGTGGTCTGCGGCTCAAGCAGCTGCTGATGCTGAAGCGGCTGCAAGTGCCGCAGCTTCAAGTGCAGCAGTAGGTTCAGCTAGTGTACCTGCAGTTATGATGAAGTTTCTAGAATCTATGGGACCTTGGGGATGGGCGGCCGGAGCCGCAGCTATTGCAGCTTTAGGATTTGCTAGTCAAGGTGGTACTTCAGTTGACATGACTGGTAAAACTGCTGCAGAACGTCAAACTGCACAAGGAACTGGAACAGTTACTGGAGATCCAACTGCTAAGTCTCAATCAATTGATAACTCATTAGCTATACTTAATGCAACAACTGTAGAAGGACTATCTTATTCAAATAAGATGGTAGAATTACTATCAGATATTAAAGATGGTATTACAGGAGTTGCTATGAATGCTTCTACTGTAGTAGGTCTTCGTACAGGGAGTCAATTTGGAACTCAAGAAGGTAGTACAGGCTGGAGTGTTTTAGGTGGACTACTTGGTAGCTCTACTAGTAGGGAAATTACGGATGCAGGGTTAAAGATTTCAGGTAGTTTTGCCAGCGTAATGGAAAATATCAGCAAATCAGTACGAACATATGAAGATGTCTTAACTACAAGTAGTTCTAGCTTTTTATGGATGAGTAGTACTAGTCAAAGCTTAGACCAGCAATTAGGAAATATAGATACTAAACTAGCCGAATCACTAGGAAAAGTTTTTAATAATGCTGGTAACATTATGATTGAGGCAGGCAAAAAACTTGGTATGACTAGTGCGCAAGTAATGAAAAGCCTAGCTACTGTAGATGTATCAACCCTAACTTCCCTACGCGGACTATCAGGAAAAGCCCTAGAAGATGCTATAAATAGCGTATTTAGTTCAATGTTAGATAAGGCTGCAGGTACTGTATTCCAGTCTTTGCAAGTTTATAATAAGTTTGGTGAAGGAATGCTTGAAACAACCTTACGGGTTATAGACGGCATGGATAAAGTAAATCTAGCAATGGATAGCGTTGGGAAAACTAATGTAGGAACAGGTATTACAGGTATAGCACTATCTGATGCAATGATTAAGGCATCAGGTAGTTTAAGTAACTTTATTGACCAATCTAAAACTTTTGCCGATAAGTTCTTAACTCCTGCAGAAAGACTTACTCCAAAGCAGGTTGCTCTTAATAAGGAATTAAATAAACTTGGATATGCAAGTGACTTAACTAAAGCACAGTTTAAAGAGCTAGTACTAGGGTTTAAAGTTACGGATATTGCAAGTGCTACTGCTTATGGTAAACTTATTGCTTTAAGCAGTGCAGTAGATGATGTAGCTAATGCAGTTAATGAGGCAGCAAATCAATTCACAGATCAAGATATAAAAATATTTGAATTATTAGGAAAAACTTCTGAAGCTACTGCCCTATCTCGTCAAAAAGAGCTAGATGCTATGGATGATGCCCTTAAGCCACGTCAAAAATATATTTATGCTTTAACTGACGAAATGGATTTAAAGAAGCAACTAACTGATCAATATAAATCAACTACTTCAGCACTAGAAAGTGCAATTAAAACTTTAAAACAGTATAAATCTTCACTACTACAAGGAGCCGCCTCGACTCTAACACCTATAGAGAAGTATGCACAAGCTAAAGCACTATTTACACAAACAGCAGCAGCAGCTAGAGCAAATATTAATCTTACAAGCAGTAAAGAAGATATTGCAGCAAGAGACGAAGCACTAGGAAAAATACAATCTGTATCTGATAGCTTATTATCAGTATCCAGAGACGTAACTGGTGGTGGTCAACAATATGCAGCAGACTTTGCAGCTGTTACTGATACAGTGGATTCGTTAACTACCCAGCTATCTGGTCAATTAACTGATACACAAAAACAGTTAGGTTTCTTAGATACAATTGCCACGGCTACAAAAACTACAGCAGAAATACTATCATCATATTATAGTGCTAAGGCTACAAGTGACTCTGCTGCAGTCGCAGCAGGTTTGCCAATTACACCGCATGCAATGGGAGGCTTAGCCACAGGCTTATCCCTAGTTGGTGAGCAGGGCCCTGAAATCGTAGATTTCAAGAATCCTGGCAGAGTATACTCAAATCGTGCTAGTAATGACCTATTTAATAACCAAGAATTAATCGCAGAAATTAAATCACTAAAAGAAGAAGTGTCTCAATTGCGCGCCGACCAAAATCGACAAACAGGAGATATTATTCAAACAAACTACGATGCTAATAGACAAAATGCTGAGGCTTTAGCTGAGGCTCAATTAGCAGCAGTAAATCAACAGAACTGGAAAACCCGTTCTATGGTTAAAGTAGCTTGATGGAAAAGCCCGCATAAGCGGGCTTTTTTATGCCTACCAAAAATTATGCTTGACTTAGTTTACCTAAACGAGTATAATAGGGTGAAATGAATTGGGAGAACTTATGAGCTATATAACACAAACTTGGCTGGAAGATCAAACTAGTATTCGTTGTTTACTAGTTGAAGTAACAGCCTGGAATGTTGCCACTAGTGCAGAAACTAGCTTCTATCTTTCGAGTAAGGGGTACGTTACAAGTGATTCTGCTGTAACCTTTTTACCTTATCTTACTGGAACACTACAGACAACAGAATCCATTAGTATTGATGGTAGCCTATCTATGAGTTTTGGCGATATTCAAATCGCTAATGATAATGGAGATCTCGATAGTTGGTTAGACTACACTAAATATATCTGGGTTAATAGAGGTATAAAAGTATACCTAGGTGACCCAAGATGGGCATCAACTCTTGCAAATATACAGAGTAGCACAACTTTTGAAAAGATTTTTGATGGAATAATTGCAGACATAGACTCTAGCGCGCGTGAATCTATTAATATAAAGGTTCGTGATAAGCTACAAAGACTAAATTATCCACTAACAGATAACATATTAGGTATATACGGAACTTGGGCAGGCGGACAAACTAACCAGGATACCATACGTCCACTAATATTTGGCGAAGTTCATAACATGTCTCCAATTTTAGTTGGAGGTACTGCTTCACCAGAGTATATGTTTAATGATACTAATACAGGTACATTAGTAACCAGTACCGCGGCTACAACTAATTTAATTACTTGTGCAAGTACGGCAGGATTTTTTCCTAATAAACAAGTCGTCTTTACCTTTTCTACTACAGGATACTCAGGTGGTTTTGGTGGTATAGTACCCGGAACTGCTTACTATATTAAAACTGTAGACTCTGCTACTACATTTACTATTGCTGCAACATATACTGGTGGTAATATTAATGGTACAGCAGCCTTTACTCTGTCAAATGCAACAGCCTCTATAGCTTACCCTGTTTTAGCAGAAACCTCCATAACAAAATCTGAATCAGTAATTGAAATACGTTCTAATGGTACACCTATCTATACAGATAGTGGTGTTTTTGGTACTAGTGTTATAGGGACAGCTGTTACAACTAACCTAATTACTTGTAATAATACCTCTCTTTTTACAATTGGTTATCCAGTTGTATTTACTACATCAATTGGTAATATACTGGCTGGTAAAGTATACTATATAAAAACTATAGATAGTGCTTCTACTTTTACTGTATCTACAACTCAAGACTTAGCTTTAGCAGTAACATTAATTACTGCTACAGGTACAAGTCAAGTTTTTAACGTTAAATACACTACAACAGCTTCATCTACAGCTATTACAACTAATTTAATTACTTGTGCTAGTACTAGCACTTTTTCTGTAGGCTCTAGAATAGTATTCAATACGGCAATAGGTGGAATATCGGTAAGTACTCTATATTATGTTAAAACTATAGATTCAGGTACTACATTTACCGTATCTCTAACTGATGGAGGTGCTGCAGTAACACTAAGTACTGCAAGTGCTGCTTCAGATATCTATATAGAAACTAGACCTATTTTAGCTAGCGTAGACTTAACAACCAGTAAATTTGTTCTTAAACAAGCACAACCAGGTCCTATTACTGCATCTGTACAAGGCGTAAAGCGATCTATAAATTTAAGTAATAGTACTGTATCTAATACTTTTACTACTACTGGTAGTCAAACTGCTACACTATCTATAACACCCGGAGGCTTACTAGAGAATGTATATACTAATAATATTGCAAATATTATTGCACTTATAGTTACTCAGTATGGCCAAAAAAGTAATAAACTTTCAGCTAGTGATATAGATTTAACGAACTTTATTAGTTTTGCTACTACAAATATAGCTCCTATAGGTGTACTAGTATCTGATAGGGCTAATGTGTTAACTGTTTGTCAAGAGATTGCTGCTAGTGCAAATGCTCAACTATTCTTTAATCGAGCAGGCCAACTACAGTTATTAAAATTAGAAAACTCTCCTTCTGGTACTATTACAAGTATTACTGATAATGATATCCTACATCATAGCTTACATATATCTAGTAAAACCGATATAACTGCTGCTATAAAGATAGGTTATTGTAAAAATTATACAGTACAACAAAATGTAGCTGCACTTACCCCAGGTACTGCAGCTGTTATGTTTGCTGATGAATGGTACTCTAATACTCAAGCAGATACAGGCGTACAATCTATTTATAAGTTAGATACTACTCCTGTTCAGAAAGATACAAAATTAATAGTTGGATCTGATGCATCTGCGTTAGCTACATCTTTATTAAGTTATTATAAAGTGCCCCATACTATTTATGCGTTTACAGGTACTAGTAAGTTAATGTCCCTAAAATTAGGTCAGTGGGTAACTTTAACTCATAATCGTTTTGGGTTAAACTCTGGAAAGTCTGGGCAAGTAATAACATTATCACCTGATTGGGCAAATGGTATTGTTAATGTGGAGGTAATCATCTAATGGCAACATTACAAAATGATAGAGATAAAGCTCTACAAACAGCCCCGTACAGAAGTTTAACGGGTGCTGTATCAATTACTGGTACAGCAGGACAATTTTTAATAAGTAAAAATACAACTACAATTCTTCCTACTAGTATTACACTTACGGCTACAACTAGTGGGTTAATATATACTTCTAATGCAGTGTATAGCTGGAGTTATGCTACATCTGCTAACCCTACTACTTGGGTAGCATTAGGCAGTAACTCAAAAACTTTAACTATAAATAATACAGATGCATGGATTAAAAATGCCTCTGTACAATATAGATGTATAGTAACAGAAACTTATTTAGATACTTCGTATGCTTACTATACTGTAAATTATACGGCAGAAGCATCTGACCCAGTAATTATTAATCTAAGTAGAACAAATGTATTAGTAACTTGCGATTCTACAGGTACACCATTAAATTATACCAATACAGATCAAACTATTACTGTAACTAGGGGAACTACTGCACTAGCTTATAGTTCAAATACTACTACACCTAATAGTTTTTCTGTAAGTTATACGGTTAGTAATCTAACTGCTAGTGCGGGTACTGGGTCTGGTACTAGTTGGACTCAACCTATTATTTCAAGTATAGCCATAGATGGTGCATATATTGTATATACTATTACTGTGTACGATAGTGCAGCTACGCCAGCCGCTACTACATATAGTAAAACAGTAGTATATAATAAGGTAAGTAATGGTAGTATTGGTGCAGATGGCACTAATATTACCTCAGTAAATAACTATGATTTTGCTGGAAAACTTCTTCCTGTAGCACCAGCAGGAACTACGTATAATTGGACAACTGACTATGCTTCTACTATAGGAGATTTTATAGGCACGATTAGTGGTACAACTCTTACTAGAACTAGTGGTGGTACTATAGCTGCAGGTCAGTTTATTGGCGGCTCTACTACTCTTGCTCTAGGGAATGGTACAATTGGTACTATAGTAGGTACAGGACCCTGGACTGTAACTATAACTGGTTTAACTACTACTTCAGGTGTTCAAGTAGGTGTTAATTTAAGTGCCATAAGTACAGGTGGCGGAGCAATATTCACAGGAGCTACACCTAGTAGCTGTACTGTGGCATCCATTGTTTCAGCTACTAGTCTAACTTATACACTTGTTGGTAGTAGTGGTCCACTTGCAGGATCAGTTGTATCAGTTACTGCAGCAAAAGTGCTACCAGGAACATATGTCGTTAGTGGGTCTGCAAATACTTGGACAATTAATCAATCTCAAACAGTTGCTAGTACTACTCTTAGTAGTACTGGATATACAGGTGATTCTATAGTAACCCAAGATTCTGATACAACAACAAGTTTACGGAATATACAGAACTTAAATCTTAATAACGCAACCCTGGTAACCGCTAATAATTATTTAATTAGTATGCGGATTAAAAGAGTTAGCGGTACTTGGACTGGTAGAGTGTACTATACCTCAAGTGGTCAAGCAGAAAGTACCGCATACAAACTTATACCTGCCCCTGCCATAGGCGTTTGGACAACTATTAATCTGGATATGCGTACTCTTGATTTTGGTACAAATACTTATATTAGTACAGGTCAACCAAATTCTACAGTAACAGGACTTAGATTCAATTTATTTAGTACTGCTGTTAGCGAAGTAGTAATAGACTACATTAGTGTAGGAAGATATGGAGTAGCAGAGGGTACAAAGTCACAAACAGTAAGTATGTTTGTTTGGGCACCTTCAGGTACTAATTTAACATACACAGGAGCTTTTACATATACCTGGGCTACAGCCACTATTAGCGCATTTCCGGTAGCCTGGTCCTCTGGGGGCACACCCTATAGCTGGACCTCAGCTGCAGGAACCGCACCAAATACTTCTTATGTACTATACCAGCGAAATATTGTTTTAACCGATGTAATTACTGCATCAACAACAGCATCAAACTGGAGCGCCTCTAGTCAGTATACAATAGGATTTTTAGGGTTACAGGGTGATTCTGCCCGTGTTGCCTATATAATCTCAACAGGTGTATGGGCAAATCCTGCAGCGCCTACTTCAGGTGTTGGAAATGTTCCACCTACTAGCACTTTTACTAATGCATTTACAGCATGGTCGTTTACTGCAACAGGTACCTTAAGTGATGGTCAGTATATGTATCAAAGTGATGGTATACTTAATAATTCTACTGGCGTAATAACCTGGGGTAACCCATACTTAAGTAACTTAAAAGTAGGTAATCTATCAGCACTATCGGCAAATTTAGGTGTTGTATCAGTAGCCTCAGGTGGTGCACTATATTCAGGTAAGTCAACATATGCTGATTCTACTAATGCTGGATTTTTTATAGGTAATGATAGTGGTACACCAAAACTTAAAATAGGTGATGCCGGCTTTACTAAAGGCATAGCCTGGAATGGTACCGACTTAGAAGTTAAAGGCGGTGTACTTGTAGGTCAACAGATAAAAAATAGTACAGGTACATTTGTGATTGATTTTGGTGCAACTCCCTATATTAGTATAACTGTTTAAAGGACAGCAAATGGCAATAAATAATTTAAGAGTAATATGGAACAATATTGCTGACCTTTCTACTGTTACTGCTTCTACTACAGCAAATACTGCAAGTGCTACTCTAAGTACTTCTAGCATTACTGGAACAACTTTAACAGTTGGAACTGTAGTGGGCACTATAGCTGTAGGAATGTATCTAACAGGAACTGGGGTAATAAACGGAACTTACATTGTTAGTGGAAGTGGTACTAGTTGGGTAGTTAGTCAAAATCATGCTACAACTACAGGATCTATCACTATTACAGCTTTAACAACTGCTACCCCGGTTAGTAACCTATTAATAGATAAAAAAGCTTTAGTATGGCGATCTAATACTACAACTGCAACATTAACGATAAGTTTTGGTAGTTCAAAAACTATTAGAGGAATAGTGCTACCTTTTACTAATCTTACTTCAACTGCAACAATCAATGTTACTTGTACTGGTGGCTCAACTGCAACTACTGGTAATGTATCTCAAATCTTTACTAATAGTTCAGATACTACCTATTTACCAACAGGAGCTAGTACATACTCATACGGTGGTGGAGTATATGGTAGAGCCTGGTTTTCCTCAGCACAGACGTGTACTGGTTGTACAGTTACTATAGTTGATACAAATAATACAGCAGGATACATAGAAGCTTCAAGATTAATAATTGGGGATGCTTGGATACCAACCTTTAATACAAGTTTTGGATTAACATATGGACCAAGATCGTTAAGTACAAATAACAGAACAGAAGCCGGTGACCTAGTTACTAATCGTGGAATTCAGTACAATAGTATGAGTTTTGATTTAACTTACTTAAACCCTACAGACCGTGCTACTTTTACTAAAATTTTAAAAACTAATGGTATAAATAAAGGTTTACTAATAAGCTTATTTCCTGATGCGTCAGAAGATTATGATAAAGAACAAACCTGGATGATATATGGTAAACTAACTAGTATGTCAGATATTACACATACTATGCATACAATGTACTCCAGTAAAGTTGAAATAGAAGAAATTTAAAAATATCCCGTCTCTAAAAATTAGGGGCGGGATATTTTTTATATTGATTTTACCTTATTTACCTGATATAATATGTATATTATTAACTAAAAATACTGCTATGACTTGTGGGATATATAAATTAAACTTTCCTAATACAAATGGCGTATATATAGGACAATCTATTAATATAGAAAAACGTTTTAAAGAACATATTAGAGATCTGCGTAATAATTGTCATTCAATAAAAATGAATGCAGCTTTTAGGTCATTTGGGTATCCAACTCTTGAAATAGTTTTAGAATGTAGTAGTATAGAACTAGATTTAGCCGAAAATACTGCTATAGATATTTGGAAATCTGCTGATATAGGATTTAATACTTCTAGAGAAGCGTCAGGTGGATGCGAACTAAAAGGAGAGAATTCGCCTTTATCAGTATATTCAAATATGCAAATAATAGAAGTATTTGATTACTTGGTAGATTATCCTGAAGTATCTCTAAGAGATGTTAGTGATATAACTAAAGTAAGTTATGGTACAGTTGCTATGATATCTCAAGGAGCTATACATAAATGGTTATCAGAAATATATCCTGATAGATATAATATTTTATTAAATTTAAAAGGCAATAGATATACTTTATCTAATTCTGCTGCAAGAAAAAACATATTATACCCTAAAATTATATCTCCTGATGGTACTAGTTATATAGTAAACAACTGTACCACTTTTGCCAAATTACATAAATTAAATCTAAGTGGACTTAATAGAGTATTAAACTATAGTAGAAAATCCCATAAAGGGTGGAAGTTAGCATAATAAAGCCTTTATTTTATTCAAAATAAAGGCTTTATTTTTATAAAATTTTAGTAACCATAGAACTTTTTTATCTTGACACTATGACCCTAACGTGGTATAATAGAACAAAACTACATAGGCGTCTAAAATTTATGCCTAAATTTACTTTATAGAGGAGACGCCCATGGAGTCAACCATACCCAGTACTATATCCGAATGGATATCTACCGGGTTTCTAGCAGTAGTAGGTATTGCCGTTGGCTTACAACTACTTCTAAAAACTTGGTCTAGTAATAATAAAGAATCTGCACTATTATCAATGATGCATGATGAGTTAGAACGTATGAGTTCACAGAATTCTGTATTATCTGCTGAAGTAGGTAAATTACAGTCAGAATTAATAAGGTTAAGTCAGCAATTGTCTGATCTTACTTTAGAAAATCAAAAGCTACAAACAGAAATTAGTAATCTTAATAAAGAAATTATTAGACTGCATGGCTTTATAACGCAGAAGGAGATAAAATGACTACTCCAGCAAGAATAAATTTTAAAATATATCAAGGCAGTACTTTTAGTGAAGTATTACGTTGGGAATCTTCACAAAAAACATATGTACCTATTACAGCCATTGCACAATCTGCACCCCTAGTTGTTACTGCACCTGGACACAATCTTACACCTGATTGGAGAGTAAAATTTACTAATATATCAGGTATGACGGAACTTAATGGCGATACGTATTATCAAGTTACGAGTGTAACCTCAGATACAATCACAATTAATTCAGTTAATAGTATTGGATATAAAGCGTATATAGCTGGTGGAATCGTAGAGTATAATACTCCTATAGATTTAACTGGAGTTACAGGTAGAATGCAAATTCGCGCTAGTGCTAATAGTGATACAGTAATACAGGAATTAACAAGCACTAATGGGTTATTAAATATTAGTAATGTTAATAAAACAATAACCTTAACTATGAGTGATACTATAACTGCAGGATTTGACTTTTCAACAGCAGTATACGGATTAGAATTAATTTCTAGTAGTGGTCAGGTTACTCCTTTTTGTGTTGGCTCTATTGCGCTCTTTAAAGAGGTAACAAGATGAGCGATAATATAGTTGTAGGAATAAATACTATACAATTAGTAACTGACTATACAACAAATACTATATCTTATGAAAATAAGATAATTGAACCAGTTATATCTGCAGGGGCTCAAGGTCCTCAAGGACCACAAGGTATACCTGGTGCTACTATGCTATCCCAGCTAACTGATGTTAGCACTAGTAATCTAAATAATGGTTCGATATTGGTTTACGATTCCAACTATCAAATATGGATAGCAACTAAGAATTTAACAGAACAGCTTCTAGAAGCTGGCCAATACTAAGGAATTAAAATGGCATCTACAATAAAGATTAAAAGATCTGAGGTATCGGGCAATCCTACAACCTTAGGTGCTGGTGAATTAGCTTACTCAGCTTTAGCAGATAATGGTTCTAATGGTGGTGATCGTTTATATATCGGTTCTGGAACAGAAACTTCAGGTAATGCTGTAAATCACGTAGTTATTGGCGGTAAGTATTTTACCGATATGGTTTCTGCTGCCACTGATACAAATACAGCATCTACTTTAGTCAAACGTGATGCTAGCGGTAATTTTACAGCAGGCACTATTAGTGCTGCATTAGCAGGTAATGCTAGTACAGCTACTGCTTGGGCGACTGGTCGCACAATAAGTTTAACAGGTGATGTAACATATACCTCCCCTACGATTGACGGTACTGGTAATGTAACAGCAGCCGCAACTTTAGCTAATACTGCAGTAACTGCTGGTTCTTATGGTTCTGCATCTGCAATCCCTACGTTTACAGTAGATGCAAAAGGTAGATTAACGGCTGCAGGTAGTGTAGCTATATCAACTACACTTAGTTTAGCAGGTAGTACTGGTACTGCTGCAGTTGATTTAGGTACTGATATTCTTACCATTACAGGTGGTACAGGTATTACAACTACTGCAAGTAAGGTATCAACTGCTGATACACTTACAATTAATATTGATACTAGTGTAGTTGCTACCCTAACAGGCGTTCAAACATTAACTAATAAAACATTAACCTTACCAACAATTGGTGGAACTGGTGCAAACTTTAGTGGTTCTACTTCTGGCACAACCACCCTATTAGCTAGCGCTGCCGCAGGTACTACAACAATTACCCTACCAGCACTAACAGGTACAGTAGCACTTACTACAAATAACTTAAGTGTATTTGCAGCTACTACGTCTGCTCAATTATCTGGTGTAATCAGCGATGAAACCGGTTCAGGTTCGCTAGTATTTGCTAATACTCCAACACTTGTTACTCCAGTTCTTGGTGTTGCATCTGCTACAAGTATTAATAAGGTAACAATTACTGCCCCTGCTACTGGGTCAACACTAACCATTAATGATGGAGCTACAGTAGTACACGCAGGAGCCTTTAGCCAAACATTTACTGCAACAGCTGCAACTTCAGTAACCCTACCAACAACAGGTACACTAGCCACACTAGCAGGTACTGAAACACTAACCAATAAAACTTTATCAACAGGTTCTACTTGGAATGGAAATGGGGTTGGTGTTGGTTATGGAGGTACTGGTACTGCTACTGGTTCTATTACGGGTACTGGTGCATTATCGTTTACCGCTGGTGGTACAAATACAAATGTTAACTTAGTTCCAAATGGAACTGGTACTGTTGATGTTGCCTCTAAACGTATATCAAATCTTGCTGATCCTACTAGCGCACAAGATGCTGCTACTAAAAATTACGTTGATGTAACAATGCAGGGTCTCGACCCTAAAGCGTCAGTTAGGGCTGCAACTACAGCAAATATTACCCTAAGTGGAGCACAAACAATTGACGGCATTGCGGTAGTAGCCGGTGACCGTGTTCTAGTTAAAGATCAAACAACTCAAGCTGATAATGGTATCTATGTTGTTGCAGTAGGTTCTTGGACACGTGCAACAGACGCTGATGCATGGTCTAAACTACCTTCAGCTTATGTATTCTCAGAATTAGGTACAGTTAATGCTGATATCGGATACTTATGTACTTCTGATCAAGGTGGTACCTTAGGGACTACAGCTGTTGTATTTCAACAGTTTACAGGTGCAGGTTCTATTACTGCTGGTGCTGGTCTTACAAAAACTGGTAATGTTATTGATATAGGCGGTACTACTAATCGTATTCTTGTTAATGCTGATTCAATTGATATTGCATCTACTTATATTGGTCAAACCTCAATTACTACTCTTGGTACTATTACTGCAGGTACATGGAATGGTACAGGTATTGGGGTACAGTATGGTGGTACGGGTGTTGCTACAATAACTGCTCGTGGAGCTGTTTACGGTAATGGTACCTCAGCTGTAGGGATTACAGCTGCTTCAGCAATTGATGGAAGTTTCCTACGTGAAGATTCGACAGGTAATCCTTACTGGTCAAATGTAGTAGACGGCGGAACATATTAAAATCAAAAAAGCCCTGCTCTATAGCAGGGCTCATCCTTATTAGGAGCCAATATGGCAACTCAAGTTATTTTAAAGAAGTCCTCTATTGCTGCGCGTGTGCCAGTAGTAGGGGACTTGGCGTTTGGGGAATTAGCTTTAAACTATGCTGATGGTTTATTATATTACAAAAAGTCAGACGGAACTACAATTGGTACTATTGGTAGTACGTTAACAAATGCTACTGGTTTACCTCTAACTACCGGCGTTACTGGAACATTGCCGGTTGCCAATGGAGGCACAGGACTAACGTCTTTAACCGCTGGATACATCCCATTTGGCGCAGGTACTTCTGCTTTTGGCTCAAGCAGCAGTTTGTTTTGGGATAGCGTCAACAATAGGCTTGGAATTGGTACTGTTACGCCAGCTTATAACCTTACCATTGGTGGTGGTTCAGGAAATGTATCTGAAGCCATTATTGGTGGTAGCGCTGGAGCATCCACACTTCGTCTAGATTTGTCAGGCACAGGTACGCTTACAGCAGGATTTAATAATTCAGGCGGCACGATAAACAACTTGCCAACAGGTGTTGCCGGTCTGTGGATGCAACAAGCATACCCGCTTATATTTGCTACTACTGCAACAGAGCGGATGCGTATCGACTCCAGCGGCAACATTGGCATTGGAACTGCTTCACCAGCACAAAAATTAGATGTATTTGGCTATGGTCAAATTCAAAATCCTAATGGTAGTAAACTTCCTTCACTTCTTCTTACAAAAAATCCAACATTATGGGTATATGGCGGAGACGGAAATGAAAACAATCCGGGGTCTATTGGTTTAGTTACACCGGGATTAAATGTAACGGCAGGACAAGTAAGAGGTTCCGAACTTTATTTTGCAAGTTCGCGTTCTACTACAGCTCAACTAGCAGCACTTACTTATACGGCGCTTACTACTAGCGACAACATAGGTAAAGTTTATTTTAGTGGCGATAATGGCGTTAATTTGCGTTTATCAGGTGCTTATATTAGTGGCACTGCTGCAAGTACATGGAGCGCTACTAATGCAGAAGGATTTCTGTCATTTGCAACTACTGCTTTAAACACAACAGTTCCATCCGAACGTGTGCGTATTGATAGCGCAGGTAATGTTGGTATCGGTACTACTTCTCCAGCACAAAAATTAGATGTTCAAGGCAACACTATTGTAAGTGGTTATAGGTATTTCACAAATACAAATAACTGGATGCAATATGATGGCACTAGCGTTTTAGGCATCAGAACTGGCGGTGATTTTGTTACATACACTGGTGGATTTGTTGAGCGCCTTCGCGTTACATCGTCTGGTGGCGTATCATTTGGTGCAACAGGGACTGCATATGGTACTTCTGGACAAATACTAATTAGCGCAGGCAATGCTCCACCAACTTGGACTAGCACAGCGTCAATTAACATTAATGGTACGGTTGGAGCAACAACAGCTAGCACTGGTGCATTTACTACAGTATCTGCCTCTGGTGTAATAACCTCAACTGTGGCAACCGGCACAGCGCCCTTTACTGTAACATCTACTACTCAAGTAGCAAACCTTAATGCCGCTACTGCTGGTTCAGCAGCAACTTTAACTACTCCTCGTTTAATTAATGGAGTATCTTTTAATGGTTCTAGTGATATAACTATAACAGCCTCTGCTGCTATAGCTATTAAAGATCGTGGTACAAATTTAACTACTTCAGTAAATAGTATAAATTTTACTGGACAAGGTTTAACATCAACAGCAGCTGGAAATGATGTTACAGTTACACTAGGTAGCCGAATGATACCTATAACAGACGCAACCTCAATTACCATTAACTGTGATACAACTGATATCGCCACTCAAATTAATACTCAGGCAACTGGTACATTAACAATAAATAATACTACAGGTAGTCCTGTAAATGGGCAAAAACTTATACTTAAAATCAAGTCTACTAATGTGCAAACTTTTTCTTGGGGTACTATTTTTGATGGTTCAACAGACCTACCACTACCTGGTACATCTTCAGGAGCGCTTAAATGGGACTATCTAGGATTTATCTATGATTCAGACGCAGTCAAATGGCAATTAGTGGCTAAAAACTTTGGATTCTAAGGAAAATAATTATGGATGATATTATAAATATAGCAGATGGTAAGGTTCAGATAATTTTTGAAAAAACTGATGGTACAAATACCTTTAGAGATGCTTTGTGGTTTTCTGAAGCAGAGTATAGTCAACTAAATCCTCAACAAATTCTAGATATGCAGCAAGAAAGATACAATAACTGGTATGCCGTAATTAGTGCAATGCCTACAGAGGAGTAATTAATGGCAAATCGTTATTGGGGTGGTGGTGCTGGAACTTGGTCTACCACAGACACAACACATTGGTATTCTGATGCTGGTCTAACCACATTGGCAGGCGCTGTTCCAACAGCAGCCGATAGTGTATTTTTCCAACAGGCGGCTACTTATACCGTTACAATGACGGGTGCTTTAAACTGTTTAGATATTACAGTATCAGCAGGGGTTGTAACATTTGCAACTGGAACTACTCCTACACTTAGCGTATCTGGTTCCATGTCATTGGTTGCAGGTACTGTTTGGTCTAGTACTGGTGGTATAACTTTTAATGCCACTACTACAGGTAAAACAATAACTACTAATGCTGTAACAATTAATGGTTCTATTACTTTTAATGGTATTGGTAGTTGGAGTTTAGGTAGTGCACTAACTTTAGGTATAAGTCTTACGACAACACTAACTACTGGAACTTTAATATTAAACGGTTTTAACCTAACTACTGGCATATTTAGTTCTAGTGGTAGTAACACTCGTTCTGTACAATTTGGTACAAATAATATCCTACTTACATACAATGCTGCAGCAACAGTTGTGTTAAGTATGGCAAATGTAACAAATTTTACTTGTACAGGTACAGGTGGTTTTAGTTCTGCTATGAGTCTTACACGTACCTTTACATGTGGAACAACCGGTGGTAGTTCAGCCGCAGCACCAAATCTTTCACTTACATCTGGTTCAGGCACCCCAACACTTACAACTGGTAGCTGGTTTAATAGTTTAAATTTCACTGGTTCAACGAGTATACCGAATGCAACAACAGTAAATATAAATGGAGATTTAACGCTAGCAACTGGGGGAGCCTATACCGCTTTAAGCATAAATATAGTTGGTACAGGTACAATAACACCTAGTGGAAGGACTCTGTCTACATTAACGGTCAATAACGGTGCTGGTACAGTTACATTAGCAGCTGCTTTAGGGTGTAGTATATACGTTCAAACAGCAGGTACAATAAATTTTGCTACATTTAACTTGACATGTACTAATACAGCCTTATTTACTGCAGGTACTTTAAATAATCTTGGTACGCTTACTTGTACAACATTTACTGTTAACGGAGCTTTTGCTCACTCAAGTGGTACAATAACACCATCAGTTAGTTTTGTTACAACAGGTGGATCATATACACAAAGTGGTACATCAGTATTAAGCGCTGTACCAACATTTACTCAAACAGCAGGAGATGTTACTTTTAGGAGTACACATTCTTTAAGTGCTACAGGTACCTATTTCTTAACAGCAGGTACACTAACTTTAGGTGGTAATCTAACAACAGGTATCTTTAGTTCTTCGGGTACAGGAACTCGTTCAATTAATTTTGGTACATTTAATATTATTCTTGCTACCACAGCCACAGGACAGGCTAACCTAGCCATGGCAAATGCGACTAATTTCACATACACAAGTAGTGGAACATATGGGTCTGGTACAGGTTGTTTTCAGTCAACAATGAGTGCTACAAGAACATTTACGTTTGGAACAACAGCTGGTGGTTCAGCTACTAATGCTCCGAGACTTTATTTAATTAGTGGTGCATCTATAGCTACATTATCATCAGGTAGTTGGTTTGGTGAATTAGACCTTGGAACAACAACAACATTTACTGTTCCAGCAACCAGTCTTAACCTAGTTTCATTGAAATCTGATTTGAGTACCTGTACTCTTACTAGCCTAACAGCAACAATGGTAGGTTCTGGTTATATTGGTACAAGTGCAAGTAAAAGTATAGGTCCTTTAGTTATTAATACAGCAGGTATAACAACCACACTTGCTAGCAATCCAACTTTATGCACTACTGCAACACTAACTTTAGGTACACTAGACTTAAATTTTTTAACACTGACTTGCTCAAGTACATTTACATGGAATGGAGGTAATTTAGTTACCACATTTAGTACTATTAACTGTACAACATTTACATTGAATGGACCAACGTTCGTTTTTGAACAAGGAACAATTAATCCTTCAACTAGCTTTGTTGTATTATCCGGCAGTTTTGTTTATGGATTAAGTATTGGATCGGGCACATTGAGTGCAGTACCTACCTTTACACAAACAGCTGGTACAGTAACTTTTAATAAATCATACGCTTTAACTGCAACCGGAACTTACACATTTACTTCTGGACAATTAACTTTAGGTAATGGTGTAATACTAACAACAGGTATATTCAGTTCAACAGGTACAGGCACTCGTTCTCTTGGATTAGGCTCTGCTATCTCTGGCGGTACAGGAAGTATATCTTTAGATGGAATATCTCAATATGCACAAACAACAGCAGCCAATGCTGGACCATTAGATTTATCAACTGCAACTTCATGGACTGTTGAATGTTGGTTTTATCTTACTGTTACCACAGGTGCTGCATCAGTATTTTGGAAAGGTGGTGGTACTGGTCTCAATCCTTCTTACGCACTTTGGCTTAATGGTACTACGCCTCAATGGATTGTAGGTGATGGTGCTGCTGGTGGTATCAGTCAAGATTTAACTTCAGCATTAGTGACAGCAAACACATGGTATCATTTTGCACTAGTTCGTAATGGTGGGTTTGTCACAGCTTATGTAAATGGGGTAGGACAAACTCCGGTAGCAATAACTTCAATGGGTGCAACATCAAGTACAACTTTATGGGTTGGTGCAGCTGTTGACCAAAGATATTTTCCTGGTAATATTTCAAATTTACGTATTGTTAAAGGTGTTGCAGTATATACAAGTAATTTTATTGTTCCGCAAACCTCACTTACATCAACGCAAAGTGCCATTGGTACAAATATATCAGCAATTACAGGAACTCAAACAAGTTTGTTGTTAAACACCGTAAATGGTGCTAACTTCTTAACTGATAGTTCTTCTTTTGCTAATACTATGACTTATACAGTAGTACCTGTTAGTTCAGCACTAAATCCCTTTGTTAGTTATATCAAACTTGCACATACAACACTAAACACAACTGTGTTAAGTATGGCAGACTTAACAAATTTCTCTTGGACAGGTAATGGTGCATTTAATTCCACAATGAGTGTAACACGTACATTTAATGTTGGTACTACTGCAGGAGGATCCCCTTCTACAGCTATTAATCTTTCACTTATATCTGGCGCATCTATACCAACACTTACAACTGGTGGCTGGTTTAATAATTTAAATTTTACCGGTAGTACATCTTCGCCAGCAGCTACAGTTTTAAATATAGATGGAGATTTAACATTAGCGGGCGGTACTTATACCAGTTTAAGTATAAATGCACGTGGTACAGGAACAATAACACCTAATGGAAAAACTATAGCTGCATTAACGGTTAATAATGATGTTGGTACAGTTACATTGGCAGCTGCTTTAGGATGTACTACATATACACAAACAGCGGGTACAATTAATTTTGCTACATTTAACTTAACATGTAGTAGTACTGCCTTATTTACCGCAGGTACTTTAAGTAATCTTGGTACACTTACTTGTACAACATTTACTGTTAATGGAGCTTTTGCTCATACAAATGGTACAATAACACCCTCAGTTAGTTTTGTTACAACATCGGGGTCTTATACACAGAGTGGAACATCTGTATTAAGCGCTGTACCAACATTTACTCAAACAGCAGGAGATGTTACTTTTAGGAGTACACAGTCTTTAAGCACAAATGGTACGTATACTCTAACTTCAGGCACATTAACATTAGGTGGCGGCACTTTAGCAACAGGTATCTTTAGTTCTTCGGGTACTGGAGTCCGTTCAATTAATTTTAGCAATAGTCTTATCACTGTCAGTCATAATACAACTGGAACAACAGTACTTAATATGGCAGACTTAACTAATTT